ATTTTGCACCCATTAGCAACGCACAAGTAGTAACATTCGCTTTTTCCTGCTATTCCTTTACAACGCTTAAATCCGTACTTTTCAAATTCTTTTGCTTCACAATTTGGTTTTAACATTTCATTCCTCCGCTAAATCCTAACTCAATCCACATACTCAAATTTATAGTCAGGATGCTGCTTTTGAAGATTGCCCCACACCTGATTGATGTTGCCTTTAGCTCTAGGGCTAAAATCAAAAGCATCTGATTCACTACTTGCAATTTTATAGCTGCCATCTTTTCTGCGACCGCCATAATACATCTTGTTTCCATTTGTGTCTGTAATCATTAATTTCATTTTCTCTACCTCCACTAAATCCTAATTCCCGGTCAGTTTATCAAACCTAATCTTGTGTTTTTAATACATTCAATATTCCTTCAACAGCCTTATCCCAAAAAGCGTTAGCAAAATCTTCTACTGTACATATTGTATCTTCATCCCAATCTACAACTGAAGCATCATCAGCTTGGCACAATTCACAACCCAATTCTTTCAATGTTTCATTCGCATATTCTGTTACAACCGACTGTGTATCAGCATAATCACATCCTCTGTTTAAAATATCTTCAAGCTCTGTTATTGTTTTTTTTGATATCTTTGCCATTTTTTCCTTCCTCCACTAAATCCTAATACGATTCAATTCTTTGTCTTGTATTTGCATCAAACGTTCCGCTTGTGCCGTAGCAGCAATATATTGTAATTACTTCTCTTAATTTGTTTTTTTCCTTTTCAAAATGAGGAGAGAATGAAGCATAATATTTTCCACACTCAAAGCACTCATCAACATTTCCGTTGCATTGTCTTTTCATATTTCCGTACCTCCGATAAATCCTAATTTTAACTTATTTGAAACAACTCAAATAGAAACTCAAATTTTTAATAAAATTTTTCACTTTTTAACTCAACTTTTGAGTTACTATTTCACTTTTGAGTTGCTGTTTTCACTTCCTCCATATTTCTTCATCAATAACATATTGTCGAATGAAACGATCTGCATATTGTGGATGAATCATTGAGCGTTCTGTCTTTCTTGATGTAAAGTTTGTTGCCTTTGCCTTTACAATGTCTTTTTTCTCAACATAATCTATTGCTTCAAACACAAGATTATTTTTAGGTTTGCAATTTATAAACCAATACTGTGTAGGTTTCTTATAGAAATCTCCATTTGCTGTTCTGTCTGTATCAATTATGCTTGGTTTTATACACCAATATGTTGTAAGATAGTGTGGCTGGCTGTATGGATTTTCAATAATCAGTTTCAAATTTCTCCTTATGCAAATTATTACAAGCTTATTTAAAACCTCATAAAATTCATTTAATTCTTTGTGCCTTTTTATTACCAGTTCACAGTTTTTTTCGTCACTGTATCCCCTTTGAGCATAATTATTTCCGGCAAACCATAACTGATTTTGGCATTCAAAATATGTGCATGGAAAAAATGCAAGTATAATGTCATCCTCTTTTATGTCATCAAATATGCTTTGATTTTCGTTATATCCCCCCCTAATTTCTTTGAATAAATCTATCACATAATCAGTTTCTCCAAATTCATCTTGGATATCATAGTCATAAGAATCTATTCCATATTTTCTAAACGCATTTTTAAAAGTTCCTGACTGTTCAAACAAACAATGTGCTTTCATGGCATCACCTCCGGCATAATATCAAATAATCGCATTTGTGCCATTTCTGCATCTAATCTCTTTTTGGACAAATCATAATAATGCTTGTCCAGTTCAAAGCCAACATATGAATGGTTGGTTCTGTAGCAGGCTATCAAGCTGCTGGCACTGCCTACATGTGTGTCTAGGATAATGTCTCCGGGCTTTGCATAGCGGTTCAGAAGCCATTCATATAGTGCCACTGGCTTTTGTGTAGGGTGGATACGGTTTTCTTTGTGTTTCATATTTTGCTGAAGCATTCCGCTCCACCTATATTTAATCTTCCTTACTGCAGTACTGAACGAAGTCCATGCAAGTTCACAATCAGCAAAATCAGTATTTCCATTATCTTTATCCCAAACAATCCAACAACTACTATCAAACGGCATTTTGCTTATAAAATGATTTGCCCCCCAAATAATCTGATTTCTTGACACTCTAAACAGTTCATCGAAATATTTTTCGTTTGGTGGCTTTATATCCATTCCGCTAAAACTCTTGTAATCCTTTGCTTTTGCCAGGTTACCTCTTGTATGGTTTTTATCCCCATTTTCTCCAATCCCATACGGTGGATCCACAATCGCAAGGTCAAAGTAACCATCCGGGAACTCTTTCATCCCATCCATGCAATCCATGTTGTAATATCCAAAATCCATTACGGCATCACCCCCGGAATATCCTCAAAACTAATCTGATTATCTCTTTCAAAGACAATCATCTCATTTTTAGCTCTCTGATAAAAGTTGCGGTCAATCTCAAATCCGAATGCACTTCTCCCGATCTCTGCGGCTGCTCTTAAGGTACTACCGCTGCCACAGCAAGGATCAATCACTACATCACCGGGATCTGTAAAAATCTCTATCAGTTTTTTCAGCACCGCTACCGGCTTCTGTGCCGGATGAATTTTCGGAATATCTTTTCCGTCTTTCTCCCAACTGAACCAGTTAAAAATCATTTTCCCAGTGCCACGGATCGTCTTCCCGTCCTCGTCAACCCTTGCACCGTTCCGGAACTTCGGCAGCTTGTCACGGTAGAACACAAGAGCATATTCAGTAGCACCAACCACACGCATATTTGCCTTAAGCACCTGCGGACTGTAATTTTTAACAAATACCAACGGTATGTAATGGACGAATCCATGTTTATAGGCGGCATCAATCAGCGTAGGCATCTGTTCAAAAGAGCAGAACACGATCATGCAAGGACTGTTGCTACTTCTTCCCCTGGTAACGCTATTCTTGTCTTCTTTTTTCAGCATCTTTGAGCAAAAATGGAAATACTCATATAGATTAAAGTTGAAATCGGAATTGAATGCCGCTTTTCCTGCAAGTTTACTTTCACCGTTCTTGTTATCCCCACCGTTGTACCACATAGGGTTACTGCCGTAGAAGTTCTTGCCTACATTATACGGGACATCGGCAATGATAAGCTGTGCCGGAGGTATGGCATATTTCTTATAGTTCTGCATTGAATCTCTGTAAATCTCACATTTTAATTTTTTCATTTTTTTCAAAGAGACCGCATATGCTTCACTCTGCGCAGAGTCTCGGCTCCTTTCTTGGTTTTATCTAACTATCGTTTCTTCCTGCTCCTTGTACATCCTGCCCGCCATCTGCACCAGGTAGTGCTGTAAGGCTTCTGCAACGCTGATTCGGTGCTTGGTACAGTAGCGGTCAACGTACCTCTTGAAGTCCGCGTTCTGCTCGTACAGGGCGGTGTAATCAATGTTCTGCATCTGCTCCACCATCCTTTATATCTTCAATCAAATTGTGTGCTTCACACTGCTCTTCATACTCACTGTAAGGGCAAGCATCACATCCGCAAGGATTGTCCAAAATGGCATCGCAGAGTGTTTGTATTACACTGATCAATTTTTCTTCATTTTTTGTCATCTACTCCACCTGCCTTTACTATCTCCAACAAATCATCTACCAAATCCTTGACCTCATACATCATCATAGTGTCGTAGGATTTTGACTGCTGCTCTGCTGTCTTATTTCCATACTTCGTACAGTCTTTAAGGAATGCTGTGCGTTCCTCCAACTGCTTCACAACCTTGTCCGGGTCGTAGATCTTACTTTCTGTAAATGCCTTTTCCATCATCACTGCGGTTTCCAACTCAAAGTTACCACAGCAGGTATTCATATCCGCAAGACAACGCTGGAAGAACTCTGCAAATCGGTCTGTGTTATAGTCCACTTCAAATTCCTTTGGAATATCAATCAGTATTTTCATCGTTCGCCCTCCTATACTAATAATAAATCCTTATCCATCCAATAGCTTTATCGTTGCTGTCGTAAACTCTCGCATAATCGTAGTTTGCGTATTTTGGAACGAATGGTTTAATTTTCTGATACCATATCATCGTTCGCCCTCCTGTTCCAATTCTCAATCATGTGTTGCACACCTCCGCTAACAATTTTCACATTCATAAATTCGTCAACTGCAAATACAGTTTCTCCTCGCATATGAAAACCACATTTTTTGCACCCTACTTCAGCACCTATCGAGTAAGCTGTTTGTAGATGGTCTCTTGAAACTACTTTGGTATATGCTTTTCCGCCACAGAACGGACACGGTTTAAGTTCTTTGCTCATTCTTCATCCCCCCCAATCAATACAATTTCTGACCACATCCGCAATATCCTGGATAAGGCATTAGGTTATGACACTTTGGGCAGAAGTATTTTCCCTCGATAATCTCTCTTGAAATCGCCGTATGCTTTTCCACGGATTCACGACATTCCTCTACCGTACCTATCTGGCGGTACTGCTGCACCTCTTCCAGAGCCTTGATTGCCGTATCATACGCATTATTCAGATTGTCTACCTCCTGCACAATATCGCATTTTGCGCAGTCTCTATTGCAATCACGATTTATGCATTCTTTTTCGATCAGCATTAAACTTTTTGCTTCATTCTCCGTCATGGCTACTCCTCCAACAGCTCCGGATTATCGAATACATTTCCGACAACCTCATATTCAAAACCACTCATAGAAATATCATCTGTGCACTCATCAAGTGTCATTGGGAAATTGCAGCCCATAGCTCTCACATCGAATCTTGCCTTGCACTCATTCCACAGAACCAAACATCTGTAAAATGCCGCTCCACGCTTAATACTGCCATTTACAATATCATTCTCACAAATCACCCTGCCGTTCTTATCCTTAAGACCTGTACACTGGCAAATGGTAGTTTCATTTACTCTGTGCCAATTTTCAAATCCTAAATCTCCTATACTCCCACCTTTTGTATACATATTGCTATCATTTGTTGGAATGATAATTGCTTCATAACCAACTTCGGCATCATTTGACCGTATGAGATTCCCCTTCACCCACTCTCCGTTATCAATTCTCTTTGCCTTGAATAAATATCTATCCTGCATCCTCATTCCTCACTTTCTTTCTGCAACCATTTCTTAATGTTACTTTTACAACTCGACTCACACCTACTGTGTCTACAGTCAATATGGTCTGAAAGATACACAACGCAATGTTGGCTTACTACTGACAACATTTCTGCCAGTTCCTTATCAGTCATGCTCCTGATACGGTCTGCGTTGGTCTGCTTGCTGTCATAATTCTGTATAGTCGCAACTTCTGTAAAAGCCGTAAGCATATCTGCAAAGTATTTTAATGCGCTATCTCTGTCTATATTGTGTGCATCAGATATACGACATATTTCTGCCAATACCTTATTTGTCAGATTACTAAAATATTCTATTTCCTTATCACTCAAATCTTTGTTCATTGTTCTTCCTCACTTTCCCGGTACGTCTCCGGCAGTGGCATCCAGGCTACAATGTCAATGTCCTTGTCTACCAAATCAACGTTATATTCTCCGTATTCTTTGAGATAATCAGTGCAAACACTTGACCACCAGTACCATTTTCCGTTGTAATAAACCGCAGTACACGCAAACGGAACATCCTTTATTTCTGCGTAATACGGTTCCGGGTTTCTATTTATCCATGTTACATTAACTGGTACAAGTTCCTCCGGCAGTCTTTCGCTTACCGGAATCCACACCGGCTCATTCTGCAAGGCGGTGATTGCCATTTGTAATGCTTCCTCACACAACTCAGAATCCCCAAAGTCATCTGAAAGCATATTGACTAATTGCTTAAGCATTTTGATAGCTTCTTCTCTTTTCATTCCGCACCCTCCATTTCTTTCAGCTTAGCTTCGGCTTCCTCTCCTGTGAGGAATACCGTTTTGCAAAAATCATTTCTTAGCCAAAAAATCTCATCAATAGTTTTCATTTTGTATTCTTTAATTTCATAAAATTGTTTTTTACACAAAGGTTTATCTGCATATTGCGGATTAAGCACATAAAAAACTCCACCTTCATCGTGACCATTCTTATTACCACACAAATCATCATCACAATGGCTTATTTTAAAGTCATTACATTTACAACAAGCATCTGTATTGTTTTCAATTTTATAAATAATCGTGCCCACCTTGCACGGCAACCGCAGTAGCAATCCCTGTTCCTCGGCATCCTCATATGCTGCTAATTTTGTAAGTACTTTTGATGCATAATCACTTACCGTAGGATATCCTTCTCTGTCTATCATTGACTTTTTGCTTATAGCAGTGCCATTAGAATTTCTTTCTCTTTTCGTCAGTCTCTCCATTCTTGCTCCTTTCCGGAATCCTCGGTCTCTCTGCAAATTGAGGATAGCTGCAGTCATATGGTATATGATTCCAGTGATCAAAATATCCTACTGTAGAACTGCTTTGCATACTATATAATTCATCCTCACTGTAAAATCCTTTGCTCACGTTTTTACTCTCCTTTTTCCGTATGTACTTGCGATTCTGTATACATTGCAAATTTCTCTGTAATATTTTTCCTGCGCATGGATATGGTCATCCACACGGTCAAGTTCCGTCTCACACCACTTTGCAAATTCTTCTGCGGACAATGGTGTTTCTGAAACATCGAATTTCTCGCTGTTGTCAATCACGAAACACACCATATCAACCGGAATGTGGTTCAAATCCGCAAGAATCTGAATCTGTTTGTCCTTGTCCTCTGCATTTTCGTAATTCGCCAACAATTCATAACCTGTCATCTGCATTTATATCACCTCTTATCAAGTTTGATTTCTTTGTCATAACAGCTCTTCTTTGGATTTCCCTCTACTGGGGAAACCATCTTTTTAGTATCTGTAGTGTATGCTCCGTTTAGTTTCACACCTATTTTACTTTTTTCATCCACATAGCATGACGGCTTGTAACGATCCGGTGGAATGTAGTTGTGAATGCGCCAGTGCTTTACCAGTACAACACCACTGTCGAAAGATAAAAGGAATCTATTGTCTATCAAGGATTTCAAATCATCATCAGATGCACCGCACATCCTTATGATTTTCCGTGGATTGTTCACAAATCCGTCATCATCAGCGTTCATACAGATGTGAAAATAAAGCATTTGAGCCGTAGCGGGAATATCCAAAAAAGCATCACTCTCAATTATTTTTGCGCTGAACATTCGTTTTTCTGCCATTTAGAACTCCTTACTCAAAAACAGGCTTCTCAATATAGATCCCGGTGTTTTCTACCAGTTCTCTCCACAAGTCCATGAAATCCTTTCCGTTGCACTTGTCTCCGGCTTTGTCCATGTGGTCAGAAAACTTATCCTTGAAATTCGTCAGCTTCTTCTTACCGAATCCATCTTCCATAAGAATTACCATTCCATATAGGATGTACCTTGTGGACAACTCATTGATAAGATTGTTACATCTGACCTGTTCCCGGATGCAGTTCTGCGCTACAACCGACTTGTAATGTGGATAATCAGCTTCGGTAAATTCCTTGTACTCAATCGTCCAGTCTGCAAAATCGTTAAGCCTGCTCTGTAACCCCGTATAAGGCTCATTCTCGTACTTTTCGTTGTACTCGGTGAATTTACCGCAGAAGTCGGAAAGTCTCGTCTGTGAGTACTTGTAGTCTTTCCACAAGGTATAGCAGAACAGTGTCAGTATTCCGGTGAATGGACTTCTCTCCGCAGACTGCTTCAAAAGTTCTGTCTGCCGCATGATTTTCAAAATTTCCTGCGGATTGTCATATCGTTTTGGCATTTTATGTATCACCTCCAAGTTCTGTGATTTTCAAGGTTATTGTTCAACCTCTTTCAGTTTTTCGATGTTAAACTTGTAATACCGCAACCCCATCTGCTCTCCACTCTCGGTTTTATATAACCCAGTTTCTTTTACAAGGTAAATAGCACCTGTTTTTTTCCACTTATTAGCTTTATTTTTCGCTACAACGGGACTGTAATGATACCAACCTTTAGCTATCTTTTGAGTAATAAGTTGCCATATTGCACCGTTAAAGAGAACAACATCGTCTTCTGTTATGTCAAAATGATTTCTTCCTATTTTTACTATCATTCAACAACCTCCAGTTCTTTTAGAACGCAGTCACCGCACAGTTCCTTACCACCAAAATCGTAAAGTCTTCTGACATCTTCACCGCATTTGTCACAATAAAAATGTTTTACTTGACGGTTGGGACAGTTATATCCAATACAATTTAAACCGTGTGCAGTGCAGAACACACATTCATTTTCATACTTAACCATTGCCATCACCATCCTTTTCTCCATGCAAAAGTTCCATAAACCGAACAAATTGTCTTTGCGACACGGAATTGTTCTGTTTTTCAGGCTTCAAACTGATGACCAGATGCTTGTCGGCAATGTTCGCCAGTTCCCTTGCAAGGTTGATTTTGCCTTGTGCCAGTCCATCACGGTAACCTTTTCCCGGTCTATACTCTGCGATCTGCTTCTTGCCATCGCCTTGACCACCGGCTGTTTTGTTGCGAAGCTGGTAGCCCTCGTCCGCATAACGCTTAATCCAGTACTGCTCCCACTTGTCCAGTTCTTCTACCGGATAATGTAAGAATCCGATTTTCCAACCGTATATATTTTCCGCAGAATATAATCCGTGGCTCTTCATGGATAAATCAATGTGTTGGTATCCGTTAAGATGCCCTGCCAGTCTTTGGAGTAGGTGTACCGCCTGTCCCACATACGCAAACCGAAAACCATCCTCGTCTGTTCTTGTCAGAAAGTAAATTCCACTTCCATCGTCCACATGTGGATTGACTGCCAGTATTCTTTCACGATTCTTTCTCTCTATGGATTTTGCTTTTGCTATATTCTTCCAATCAGCCAACCGAATCACCGCCTTTCAAATGGAATCAAATATCCGTCCGGCAAGGCATTTATAATATTTCTCAATGCCCCATATCCTGTTTTTTGCATATTGACTAAAGCATTGCTTTGACAGGTATTCAGTTCGGATATGTTGGAATCAATGCCATTCATTATTTCACTTCTTAATTGCGGTGTAAGTGGTCTATAAAATGTGTCAGACATTCGCACCTCCATTTCTGTAATTTTCCAGTCTTTCAATCATGGTCTCTCTGCTAATATCTCCGCTCTCATGCCACTCTACCGCATGAAAAACATCGTTAAGATTCTCACTCAAAACCTCAATTCTGATGCTTGCCGACTGGATATACTCAATTAACCGCTGTGTATCTCGTGCTATGTCCTCGTAACCGTACTCCTGCAAGTGCTGAACCATGCTTTCAAGGTTTGCAATGCTTGAACTGTTCATCAGCTCAGGCACATCTTTGTAGCACAAATAATCAAAACTTCCACCACTCAAAATGGACACTCCTTTCCATTCTGTAAAATCCATTCCTTTCCTGCTGCCGCATAGTCCACATTCGCCAATGGAGCAATCTTTTTTACCTCTGCGACACATTCTTTGGCATCAGAATTATCACGGCTTAAATGGCACAATATGACGTTCTGCAAGGCATCTGATTTGTTCGCAAGAACAAATTCCTTTACTGTTTCCAGTTCCATATGACCACGGTACACATGGGATTTCTTAGCATCGTTGGAATCCTCTGTAATGTACTTCTTCTGATAGTTACATGAAATAAGGATGTGGTTTAATTCATGGAACCGCCACTTAACAAATTCCGTGTCAGTTACATAAAGCAATTTCCCCATTTCCGGGTGAGTAATCAGGAATCCATAACAAGGGCATTCTGAACCATCAGCGTTGGTATGTGTCCACTTACCATCCAGTGTAGTAAGGTCAAAAGTTCTTGCTGTAAAATAAGAGTTTGGTAAAAACTGATTCATTAACAATGATTCATAAGGCTTACATACAGGAATACCCATCTTTATCAATTCTGCAACAGAATTTGAATGGTCTTTGTGTGCGTGGGTGACAACTGCACCCACAACACACTTAATATTCCAGTTAAGACCACGTTTTATGTCCATGATAGGAAGTCCTGCATCCAGTAAAAGTGTTTCACCATTATCTGCCGTTAGAAGATAGCAGTTACCGGACGAACCGGAACCTAAACATTTTAGTTTCATCAGCGGATACCTCACTATCTGAAAAACAAAAACCAAATCAAAGCTGCGAAACTGTCTGCAATAGCTGATATAAATAAAATAAACACAATAAATCTCATCGGTGTCATTTTGAGTTTTCCGGTGTATGCAAGAGTGATTTTTTCTATTGTGCTAATAGATGCACTTACAAAAAACCGAATAATAAAAAACGCAACCCAAAGTACAATACCTACTTTTACAAAAAACATAATCCCTTTTCCTCCTACTTAAAGCAATCCGGTGTCTCTGCGCTGGCAATGTCCGTCTCTGCGGTCTGCGTTACTTCTTCAAATGTTGCGTCAGGAAACTCGATAGTGTTTGCATTTGCCTGTACCTCTTCTGCCACAAGTTTTTCCACATCAAGTTTCACATCGGAAACATCAGGAAATTCTTCCTGCGCATACAAACCTTGGAATTTATCCGGAAAAGCTTCTCTTAATGCCTGTACAACAGCAACTTTTCTTATCATTGTTGCAGGCTTTTTAGACCATTGACCGTTGATTGTTCCATCTTTTTTTCTTCCAACATATTCATCGAAAGATACTGACTGGTACTCCGGTGTCTCTCTTCCTTTGATAAACACTTTAGCCCAACCTCCTACAATAGATTCGTCCTTAAGGACAAAAGAACCTTCTCTTTCTTCAACGGAACCATCTTTCTTCTGAACAATAATTCCTGCTTTTTTTCCTGCATAATTCGGATTTGCATCGGCTCTTTTTGTAAAAACATCTTTTCCGGTAACAATCGTAGCAGGATCATTGTTTCCAAACTTAATGAGGTATGCTTCTTTCAAAAAAGGATTAAGATGCTGATATCTGCAAAGAGACATAAACATCATTACTTCCTGATCCGATACGTTTCCACCACCGCTTACAAGGTACTTTCTTACCGTTGTTGGGGAAATTTTTACAATTTCCCCATTTGATTCGTATTCCACAATTCCTGTGTTTTCCTGTTTCTTTTCGTCTGCCATGTTTCTACCTACCTTTCTACCTTTTTGATGCCGTCAATTTTGATGATGAATACCTGACTTGTTTTTGGATTCTGAATAAGTACAAGGTCAGGAATAGGCATATACGGATTGTCATGCTTCGCAATGTTCAAAACCTTTGCAACCATTCCGTCTTCAACAGAAACTCCCTTAACAAAATTTTGCCTATAACTTCCAAGTCCACTCCATGTATTGTATTCTGAATAGCAACCACCGCTTCGTGTTACCTCTACCATGTCACCGACATGGATTTCGCTGTCATTATGTTCCTGCGCCTTCTCTTCCGGTTTGTAGTTTTCAAGGACAACGTACTCTTCGTGCCATAAACCAAACTGTTCCTCAGAGTTTTTACAAATGCATCCGCTTTTTGTAACATAAGTTACTTTGAAAATTTCTCCGTTTTTATAATTATTAAAAACAGACTTCTCATTAACAACCTTGACGTACTCACCTACCTTAGCTTTCCTCTTCACCTCACGAACACCGTTATCAGGCTTCACATCTTCTCCCATCAACCGATTAAAAGCCAACTTAGCACCAGTACGGAAATCAAATTCATCAGCCGGATTGCATTTTGCTTCTGCTTTCTCGCCAGTGGACTTGTCCAGCGCAACTACTTTGTTGTCATTGCGGTAGATTACTATGGTTTCATTCTGATGTTTCACTAAATCAAGCGCATCTTCTGCGCAATTCCATCCGTACCCATATTTGGCGAATCCTTTGCAATCATGACCGCCTACAAATTTGTCAAACTCAACCGAATAGTAATTATCCGTCAAGAGTTTTTTGACTGTTCCGCATTCCCCCAAAGTTCTTATATTGAGTATAGCAGCATTCTTTTTTACTTTTACTATATCTCCAACCTTAAATTTACGTTTTCCCATCTTATTCTTCCTCACTTTCCGGCTCATTCATAAATACACTTGCAACTCCCTGATGCACTGTCACATCATCTTTGTAAATCTCCTTGATGCTTCTAGGCATCACATGAAATGTCACATCCGTATCAGCAATCTTACCTTTGAATTTCAAGGCTCCACGGTCTGAAAGTCCCAGGTACACACCCACGCAACACTTGTCATCAAAATTGAATATCACGGTGTCACCTGCATTGATTGTTTCTCCTCTTGTTGTCAAAACGGAAATGACTGTCTCTTTCTTAATCTGCATTCTCTTCATTCCTTTCAAACTCTTTCAATTGCTCCGCCAACTTCTTACATTCATCAGCAACATATTCTTCTGAACGAACGACATCGACACCAACAGGAAATTTACTTTCTATCATTTTTTGCATCTGATAAATTTCTTTACGGCTTGGGAATTTCTGTATTGCATAATCCAAATCCGCCTTATCTCCAGCGTGACCGCAATCGAACCCAAACCACCATAAATCACTTTTGATAGGATAATTTGAATTTGTTCCACCACCTGAATATGAAATACCTCCGTGACACTGGAAATATGCTTCAATTCGAATTCTTTCATCTTCATCAATACAAGCACCAAGCAAAGGGAAAATGCCACTTACTTCTCTGCCCCAAATATCTGATTTTTTAATTTCAAGATGGTAATCATAATTTTTTCCGTATAACGTATGATTCTTTGGAATGCCAACATATCCGCACCTGTGAGCCATATTTCCAAATATCACAACGCATTTATACCCTACGTGTTCAAACTCACGCTCGACAATGTAGCGTTTCTCTGCTTCATTACTCATTCTTCGCTTCCTCCACTTTCAAACTCGCATCATCACTTCTTCGGAACATAATCAACTGACTGTCAACATCAGGAATCTTCCAAGGGTCAAGGCTCTCGGTATCGTCAACCATGATAGGCAATTCCACACCGCACCGCTTCTGAAACGCATTGCAAATGTCAATCTCCGTCAGAATCCTTGCTCCGTGGTTCATGTTCCGGCTGTAAGGCTCTCCACGGTATGTAAAGTCACAACATTCTTCCGTGTCACCATTCACAAGAGGTCTGAACATCCGCACAGTGCAGAAGCAAAGGTATTTGTTCACATCAGCTTCCAGCAGTTCATTCTTCTTCCGGCTGAATTTCTTTAACAGATCAAGCTGTGCTTGCACATCTGTAATCTTCTGTGCAATGTTCTTGCGCTCCTGTTCCAGTTCTGTGATACGCTTATCCACACTCTCGTTAATGCTTACACTTGCCAAAGACTTATCAACCACAGAAATATCATTGCGGATCTGCTCTTCATCACCTTTTAACTGGATTCTGAGAAGATTCATGTCAGTGAATTTGTGCATGGCAGCTTCTTTCTCTGCAATCTGCGACTGAATAGCTTTGTATTCTTCTGTGTTGGAAATATCCACGCTTGCCGGAATGGAATTTAAGGCATTATCAGCAATGGAAACCTCTTTTTCCAACCGCTCCACTTCATCCTCGGTCTTTTTCAGTTCCTCACGCTTATTCTCCAGTTCTGCCTGATCCTCTTTGATATGTTCAGCGCAGGAAGAACCCTCTTTGGTAATCAGTTCCAGTTCATGTGCCTTATGCGTATCAAACTCCGTTCTTAACTTCTCTTTCTTCTCTTCCGGATATTCCTGTCCGCAATAAGAACAAATCAGAGAATTTTCATCAAATTTAAGGCTTTTATTCAAATCCCAACTCTTCTTCAATTCCTGTCTCTTCTGTTCATACTGTGCAATACGCTTTTCCAGTGCCGTGATCTCTTCACGAATGGTATCTGCCTTAAGCAACTCTTTCTGATGCTCATTCTGAATCTGATTCAGTGTTGTGCGCTTCTCTCTTCTGTCCGCATCCAGTTTTTCATTTGCTTTCTGCTGCAATGCGCTCAACTGACCTTTTAACTCAATGATTCCATCAGACAGCTTATCGTAGGAAATCATGCTGTTCTGCGTATCTGTCTGCTGCTTAATGTTCTCTGACAGCTTATCCATTAAAGCTTTCTTTTTCAGTTCCAGATCCGCAAGGTCAATATCTACTCTCTGACGGCTCACCTCGTCAATACGGCTCGGAATTTCATCTAACAGTTCCTGCAAGCCTTTGGTTCCATTTCTTCCCATTGTTCCGTACAACTGCGTATTGCAACGCTTTTTCAGTTCATCAACCGTACCGTCCTGCAGAACAGTCCTTAATGCTTCAAACTCCGGAAACTGGCTGCAAATGTCATCATTACTGTGCTGACCAAACATATCAGCAAGAATGGCTCTCTGATCCGTGCCACCTTTCAGCAGAAGTGTCATGGCATTGATGCAAAGTGAAAACTTATCTTTTCCGCATACACTCTCTTCCAAAAATGCTTCAAAATCTTCTGCCTTTTTTGGAATATCATTCACATAGTAATCCGTGACATTGCCGGAAAACTCGCCTTTCTTATTGAAGTTCTGACGGCATACTTTTTTCAGAACCTTGTCTGTACCGTCAATCTCCACGGTAACTTCTGCGGTAATATCTCCGTCAATGTCATTGCCGTCCTTATCGTGCGGTCTGATTCCGGTGATCTCTCTGCCGTTCTCGTCACGGCATCCAAAAATATACTGAATTGCTCTTTTGATTGTGGACTTACCGGTTTCATTCACACCGGAAACCTCTGTCCTGTCGTATAAATCAGTGTCCACTACGTTAGAACCATAGAATTTGCAGAAATTCTGCAAAAAGATGTGCTTAATCCTCATTTTTCCTATCCTCCCAAAGATATAAATACAGTGAATTTACAAACATATAGATTGATACCGGCTTGTCTGTCTCATTGATCTCCTTGTATAGCTCTGTGGTTGGGTTCATTTTGTCTACAACCCACTTGATCGCCTGATACACGCTTTTTTCATTTGTGCTGTGTTCCTCTCCGATAATCCGGTAGATTTCAGAAAGTCTTCTGTTCCGGTTCTCAAACATCAGCGTTTCAACCTCTATGATGTACTGGAATCCTGGCAAGTACTGTTTCAGCCCCAGTTCTACCAAGATTTTTCTTATCTTCCTTTCCATTTCCTCACTCCTCCGGCTTTCAGTCTTCTGTTACGTGGATCATGTTGTCCTCTTCGCTGATATACAAGATTCCTGCATCTAACAGTCTTGCAATCAGAATCTCATTCGCACGGACGATGGGGATAATCTGTCGTTTCTGCATAAAAATACTCCTTTCTTAACCATTTTTTCTTCCCGGTATTGCGGTTTACAATTCTGTAATAGAATGCTGTTTCACGGTCAACTTCCCATTCTTTCGGACTGTAAAATATCTTTCCGATGCACCCTTTGACGGTAAACCGCTTTTTGGCACTCATACGGTGTCCTCCGCAAGTTTTCCTTGATTCCACCATGAGTAACCACAAACGCTGTTCCTTGAAAAAGAAGTAGCACCATTAGTCCATACAAATATTTTCCCATCTTCAAATTTTGCAAAGTATCTAGGTTCCCAAGGGTCACTGTCGGAATCTCTTACGTACACTTTCGTGTCCACAGGCACTTTCGACCAGTCAACAGGTGGTTCAACATATTCCTGCTCTGACCATTTTTTAATTTTTTCTTTGCAAGAAGGTTCACTATATTCAACTCTCGAAAATATGCAATCTCTGCAATCTAATTCATTGCATTTATGAAGTTTTCCTTTTTTGTCTACCGCAATAGAGTTACCAGTCACGGCAATATCAAGAATCTGTTCCGCATACTTCTCTCTGTTCGTCATTTTCCATTCATCCTTTCCAGTTCTGCGCTCCTGGTTAATATCCAGTCTGCGTAATCACTTAATTCTGTCTTTGTAGCTGCGTTCTTCTCTCCGTGGTAAACCATGAGTACAATTCCTACATCACAGTACTTTTCAAACAATTCCGACAAGTAGTCGGCTCCCACATGAATATTTCCGTCCACGGAGTAAATGTCCGTCACTTCCAAACGTTCCATGCGGTCTTTATGCCATCTGTCAGAAATCTGCATCAGACCTTTGCAACCGCCACTTTCCACATCTGATCTGCCGGAAGATTCTTTCTCGATCATTGCCATGAGCAGTTCCGGACAGATGCCGTATTCCTCACCGTACTTTACACATGATTCCTGTGCTTTCTCGGAGATGAAACTGCCGGATGGCTGTGCCGTGGAAGTAAATGTGATGGAGAGTGCTATTATAATAGGAAGAAACAGCTTTATTGTTGTTCTCATAGGCTTAATACCATTCGGATACGAACGTACCCAGTAAATCACTGATAATGACATCCAAAAACATATCTGAGCCATCTTCTGTTTCTGCACTATGTGTCATTAAAATCGCATCTGTATATGTTGAACCATTAACCATTTCTACTTCAATATCTTTTACAGATACACAGTATGAAGCTTCTTCCTCATGGAACAACTTCTGTAATGAAGCGGCACTATCTACTTTCGTAAAGTACATTGCTTTCCCTTTGTTGTCTGTTGATGTAATTACTCTGTTGCTTAATATCAAAAATTTGTTTCTCATTCCTCTTCCTTTCTATGAGCAGTACCTCATTGCGTAATTCTTTACGATTCCCTCGAAAATTGCTTTCAACTGCGGTTTCTCATAAATAATTTGAATTTTAGTTGTGCCGTTTTTAATAGCTGTTTCGTTATTACCTGCCTTTTTCATCTTATTTATCTTGTTCCTTTGAAGCATATTTAAGCTACAATGTGCTGTCGTTTCCAGTTCACCGTAAAGCTGTCCATATAATGTCTGATATCCAATTCCACTCTTAACTGAAATCTCCCGTATCCTTCCATTTATTTCCGACTTCCAGTCACCGATAGGCTTCGTGAAAATATCTTTCATGTTGGAGACAGTCTGCTCTATGCGGTTCACCTTTTCAGCTTGTCTCTTCTGTTCCAGTTCCTGCCGTGCCATGCTCTCAGCCAGTGACATAACCATTTGCATCTGTGGAGAAAGTTGCGACCTGTTGATTACTTCCTGCTTCGCCCTGTCCTCAATGGTGATGAAATACTGTCTTGCTTCTTTCCCCCTTGCAGAATGGCTTTCCATTGACAGATGTTTTGCAAAGTCGGTAGTCAGTCGGTAATCCTTGCATTCGTTACCGTTCGCCATCGTGGCGAACCCCCACCAGTCCTTGTTTTCCTCGTAAAACTCGTTTTCCTCAATGTTTGTTTTCGCCCATCTTGCAAAATGACTTTTTTCTCCGCTCAAAAACTCATATAACGCTCTTGCAGTAGTCATTCCGTTTTCATCAACACCCAGCGCAATCTCAATGGGTGTTTTCATGTTTGATGTTTGTAATTCGTTCATTGTTCTCCTTTCTGTGGTATACTCTCCTATAAGGAGGTGATAATTTGGTATACAATGGTTTTTGCGATAAGCAAAACAAAATGTACTCTGTTGATTTTAGGCAAATATCTGTTGGCTCTTTGGAAGATATTAAACCCAAATTTGAAAATGGAAGATTAGACTGCAAATATGCCGGTCTCACTGGTTGCTGCAACAACCCAAGGCAATGCTCCATACTTCAAAATATCAACAGATGATGGAATGGCTCTCTGAAATATGGGAGCCTATTCTTTTTTGAAGTTAATGCTTTCGATTTCTCCTAACCCATCCTGCATAATCCGCAACACTCTCATATCCGTTGCAAGATTAAGTGCATTAAGGTCAAGTGTCAGAGTAGGAATATCATCCCCAACCCCTTGTTTCAGTGTGAAGCTTCTCACACCGTTGATTTTGTGACCGTCAATGAGGACTTCCGTAAAAATCCCCTCTTCTCCGTCACACTGGTGAATCTCAATTTTTGATGCTTTCACTCTTCTCTCCTCTCTCGGCAGATTCCTCTGCCATCTTCTCTGTCTTGCCGAGAATATATCCCTTGTCGAAATCGGACATATTCGGAATGGCTCTCTTTAACTTCTCAACGATTTTTTTCTCTTTTTCACTCATTCAATTCACTTCCTTTTTGTGATATACTCTCCTTATCTTTTTAATAAGGAGGTGAAATAATTTGGATTATAAAGAATACGCATCCGCTTACGCTATTGCTAAAATCTGTGGATATACCGGAAGTTTTGATGATTTTAAGAACCTGTACGACCAATACTATTCAGAAATCGTCAATTCTTTACCGGAAGAAAAACCACAATTAGCAAAAGCCGAAGCAATTAGAAATCCTTTCCAAATCCAGAGCCGTTCCTAAAAGGCGAAATGGCGGTAAGTACTTTGATAGACAAATCAATATTTGTTTCTTCGATTTTCTTATCGCCATCTATAATGCTTTTGTAATCTTCGATAATGTCAAACGCAATGTGCTGTGCCATCTCGTCAATTCCAACAAAACGTGAATCAGCTTTCTGAACTATATTTGCTTTACCATTTTTGTCTAATACCACATATCTCTGTTTTTCCATGTTTTTACCTCCCTATTCCAGTAACTCGTCTACTTTTACTCCAAGGACTTTTGCAACAGCCTTTAAATTGTCAACTTGCGGAGCAGATTCATTCCACTTTCGGATAATTCCATTGCTCAATCCGGCTTTCTGCTCCACTTGATAAATATTTGTTCCTTTCTTATCACAAATTTCCTTGATTCTGTCGTAACAATTCAATCTATCACTTCCTTTCTCTTGATTTAGGAATTTAGAGAAAAACTTGACAAAATTTAGAGAATGTTCTAATATAGTAACTGCCAAGAAACCACAGAGAGCATTTTTAAATTTAGGCTTTCCTCTAAATCCTAAATTTATTATATAGAGTGTTCTCTATTTTGTCAAGCATATTTTTAGAGTATCATCTAAATTTTTGAGAGGACACTATGACTACAGTAGAAAGAGTAAAATCTATATGTAAAGAAAGGAGAATAGCCATTTCTAAATTAGAGACTTCTTGCGGATTTAGTAATGGATATATAAGAAGTTTAAAAAAGGGAGTTATTCCGGATGACCGTATAGAAGTAATTGCAAATTTTTTAGGAGTTTCTATTGAATTTTTGTTGACCGGTAAAGAAGATGGAGAAAAATATTCAGCAAAATATGCTAGATTAGTTTCTTTTTTAAGAAACGATCCAGATATGGAAGATTTATTGATTAAGTACTACAATCTTTCGGAGCAAAAAAGAAGTACTGCATTTTCCGCATTTAAAATGATAATCGGAGGTGCGGAATGAAGAGAAAAATAAAAGATTCTAATGATTTTTTTGGCTATTTAATATCAATAAAAAATAAAGACAACAATGTTGTATTAGGTAGGATTTCAAAAGATTATGGTGATTCTTCCATAGATGATTTTATTGATTACATAAATGAACTAGAAGAAATGAAATATATAAAAATAAATTCATTAGAAGACATACATATAGTAAAAAGTAAAGAGCATAATTACATAAGTCCTTTTAAAAAAAATTATTGATTATATAGGTCCAAAACTTGTTTACGTTTTAGTGTACTTTATGGGATTATGCTCTCCAATATTTACAGAATATTTAAAGAAAATATTAGGTTTATCTTAAGAAATAATTTGTTAATAATCCTAAAAAGTAAATCAAAATTATTAACGCCCAATTTATTTTTTTTCGATTTTTCATTTTTCCCCCTCTATATCGGAGACAATGACATACACATATTTCAATATGTCATTGTCTTCTATTCCAGATAGTATCCTTGCAATTTCCTCTCTGTAAAATTCATTGCTTTCGTTCATCGTAACCACACCCCTCTCCCCTTAATTCTCCGCAGAATCTAAAGTAGCGATACATTACATTATAGAACATACGTTCTTAACAATCAATATATTTGACGCACGTTTTTTATTGTTGTAAAATATCAACAAAAGAGGACGGTGAAAACGCCAATAAACACCGCCCTCGCCAGAACTTGAAGTCCCTTGTTTCAAGGGATGTTACAAGTGTATCATGTGAAAGGGGGATAAAAAACATGATGAAAAAAGACCGAATCAAAGAAATATCGACACATCTATCAGTCAACCGTGTAAATTATATGTTAAGTTTTCGTGGAAATCTACACGAATTTCTCAATGAACCGGACATGACGGTTTACAAGCTTGCTGATGAAGCTAATTTGCCTTATTCTACGCTTAATTCACTACTATACGGTAATTCCAACGACACAAAGCTATCGACCGCTGTTGCGCTTGCTAGAGCCTTCGGAATCAGTGTAGACGAACTGGTAGGTTGCGGAACTATGGAAGATAAGATGTTGGAATCTGTCAAGATATGCCGCAGTCTGCCGGAACACTCTCTGTATCTTATCCGTTACTTCATACGTCACCAAGCTAAAATCTATTTCAGTCTTGAAAAATCGCACAAGTATATTTCTGTCCTTAATCCACAACTTATGAATGGAATTATCGCAACCACAAATGCTGTGGAACCCATGTGCATAGAAAATTTGCCGGAAGACATAAAATCCAAGGCTTATATCGGTGTGAAAATTCCTTGCGACTACTATATGCCGTTTTATCTGCCTGGGGAAATTATTCTCCTTGCAGCGGATCGTGAACCGCAAGACGGTGAACGATGTATTGTGACCAGTAATGGTGGGATATATATTGTCGTCAAAACACATATAATTGAAGACGGTGTAAGAAAATGGAGATATGTTCCGCTCATGTCTCCGAACAGCATACTCCCGGAAAACATTATTGATGACATGATAGGATATGTGGTTGGTTTCGTCAACAATGACGGGGACTGGGGAATCAGATAAAGAGATTAAGAGCATGGCTTTTACACCATGCTCTTTTTTGTTGTTATTTCGCAAATATTTTTTTATGACTACTTCTGTAAATGGCAAGTTAGAAATGAATATAGAACAAAAAACAGGTCAATATAAAAACCAAAAATTAAATAAAAATGTAACAGTATGTAGTATAACGTTAACTCCTGGTTTGTGGTTAATAATTGGATATATTGATGGCAATATATCATCTGATTTTATATACAATAATACCCTTTTCGATCAAACTGTTAGAGAATCAATGATTGGCGGTGGTGGAAGTATAAACGTAATTTTAAGAGGGATAGATACAACTACCACTGTCAATTTATCCACTTATGACTTTGTTAATGTAACATCCGATCTCACCTATAGAGGAACTCTTGCCGCAATTTGTTTAAAACCTTATTTATAAATTTAATTGACTAAATATAATACTTCGACAAAAGCATCGGACGGTATAATTATCTGATTTGATCCAGATATTTTACCCTCTATTGACACATTCTGATCTGTTACAACACCATTAATATGTATATTATCAGCCCCGTCTCTGTTAAACAAAGCCCATGATTTAATGGCTATTGGAGTATAACCTTCTTTTTTTGTTGGAAATAATAGCGAAAAAATTCCAGGGTTTAGTGTAGTTTTTACGCCTAACGGTATTTTAAGTACTTTTAATTGTGGTAACTTGCCATTTACATCATTAATGGCTGCATTAGTATCATTGATGTCTTTTGCACCGAATGAGGTTCCTACTTGAGTATATTCAGTAACATCAACAAAAGAAACAGTTCCATCGTCATTTTGTATTTGCTGATATTTTCTTAACTGATTTTTAGTTGTGTCTAATACATCATCAACATAGTTTGTTTTTAAATCTGCCATAATTATACCTTAAATCCTTTCTGACCGCCAAGCGTAAAGGCAAGTCGGTTCTGCGCTTTTCTTTGTGCTACTAACGTATTGTATATTTTTAACTGCAACGATTCTATCCTGTTCCAGTCTTCATATGTTGGAACCGATTTATTCTCTTTCCATGCTTTAAATTGTTCAGGAAATGAGAAAGTGGAACTGTTAATTTCTGCCAGCGTAGTTTCAAATAAAGTAACTTCATCGGCATAAATAAGATCTGCTTCAACCTTATCCTCTCCAAGATTAAAAGATGATATTTTATACATAGATTCTGCAGTGCTTTTTAGTTCCAAAAGATTATTTTTAATACGGTTATAATCTGTATATAAAAAATAATCTCCTATATATGTTTCACCATTCCATTCAGAAGACCAATTTGTTTTAGGATCTGCCCACATTATGCTTCCTCCACATCTCCAAACAATTCTATATATTTCTCTGTATCATTCAGCCCCAAATACTCTTTTATATCTTCTTTTGTTTTCGGCACTATTTCCCCGTTTGGATAAAACAAGAAAAAATTACCTTTTTCTGTTCTGAATATTTTTCTGTTTGTCATTTCATCAACATATATTATTTCAGAAGTTTGTGTGTTATACAGAAGACCGTTAATTATTTTTTTCATTACAACCTCCTTATGTTCTCATTGCTCTTCGTAGTTGCAATGATCCACTAAAAGCACCATTAAAGTTTAATTTGTGTGTTTCCACTTCTACTTGTAAGCTGTTTACAATATCACTTTCCATGAAAATAATATCAGCAGCTGCCAGCACCGGATCCCCTCTGTATTGAACATCATAAGAAATATTATTCGCATAATAATTCCCAAGCCATTCAGCAACTGTCCTTGCATGATCTTCCGTTGAAATAAGTTGATTTTCACAATACCTTATTTCGCCAGAGTTGTTAATTGATTTCTTTAGATATACATTATCTTCAACTACTTGCGGTGTATTATCCTCTCCATTTTGAAATGTATATATTTTGACAAAAACTTCTTTTGTTTTTCTTTCTGCGTATCCATAAGGATTTTCTGTCATGGAGTCTTTTTTCAACTCATAATCAGATAAATCTCCAAAACTGATTTTATCAATCAAGACTCTGTTTTTAGGATATGCTTTTGTTATCTCGAAACGAATACTGTCGAAGTTTTCAAATTCATCATTTAACAATGATTTTTCTTTCAAATCATCATATTTGAAAGTCTTAAGAAGTGTGTCTCCATTATATGTAGATACTTTCATCTCTTTTGGAGGGTTACCCTGGAATGAAATATACAATCCATAATACGTGTATGCTGCAGGAAGTTTTAATGTAAGCACTGGATTCTCCGAAAACAATCCATTTTCATCAGAAACATTGCTCGTAACATATCCTGTCTGTTCGATGGCTGTACCTGTATTCCTCGGAAGAAAAAATTGTGAACCATCTACACGCATAAAACTTCTTGTCAGTTCTGCATATACATTGTTGTTTCCGTATAATACATTAGTGGCATTTCCCCACCACGCAGTTCCGTTTGATGTAACCTGCATATCTGCCGGATCTATAACATTTGCAAAGTTGGCTTTAATATTTACTCTTCCGTCAGAATCTACAAATAAAATGCATCTTGAAGCGTTGCACAATAATTGCAAGCATTCTTTGTGAGGTGCTTCCGGCATTGGATTGTGTAGGCTCACATCTCTTAAACAATCGTCAACAAAATACTCGTCAGGCTCGAATCCGGCATCTTTTAGAATGCTAATAGCTTCTGCATATGCTGTTCTATCGTATATTTTGTTTCCTATTGTATAGTTGTCTTCCAAAGTTGAAAGAACATCATTTGCTGTGAAAGACATTTGATTTTTTTTAGAGTTCCAGTCAGTCAAAAGCATCGTGGCTTTTTTATGCCATTCAACTGTTTCGTCTGACAGGACCATTCCGTATGATAACTCCATTTTTTGTCCAGTTTCAAGAAAGTTGATAAAGGAATTATCATCGTCTACATTGTATACATTATTTTTATCCAGTATTGTTACAGATAATTTTCTGTATGGAATCTCCGCTGAAATTCCGTTGACAAATTCTTCAAAAGATGATGTTGATACATCATTATTTCTATATGTCAGCCCAACACCCATTACAATTTTTTCTACTCTAAGCCGTTTATTTCCTCCGACCATAGATATAGGAATTATTTGTATATTTGTGGTGTTTCCGATTACATCTGTTGTTGAAAAATCGTGTTTATCATTTGTATAAGTCAACTCTTTTTCATCTGTAACAATTTTGAAGCTAGTCGGGTAATATTTTCCAAAATCTATCGTAAGTCCTTTGATGGAATACTCTTGTGGGAATGCTACTTTTACAGTTTCCATTATGTTTTGTGTAGTTAATGGTGCATTGCGTAGCTGGTACAATCCGCTCGTTTCTCTCGGAAGAAAATACATTTGACCGTCTACACGCATATAATTTTGTTCCAAAGTAGCATATTCCGTATATTCTGCATCATTTCTAAACGGCAAAACCTTGTTTCCCCAGTATGCGTAATCACCATCAAAATGAGCCGTATTTTGTGCATCACCATTTACTACACCGAGAGTAATTGATATGTATGCCCTGTCTCTTATCTTTTTCTGCATTGCAGACTTATAAGCGTTAGAAGCTTTTATCATTCTTCCCACCCACAATCAATTAAATTGAATTTACACGTTTCATAGTTCCTATAAAAAATATCATCCAAAAACAACGGCTTACCGGTAGTGTCTCCTGGATACATTGTGTGTGTATGCCTTACATTGTCATCCCCAGTAAACGTAACTTGCACAAAAAATGGCTCTAACGCATCTTGCATTTCTTTCCATGTTTCCGCATCTAAACCATTCCATTGAAGATTATTTATCTTCCACAATTTTCTTCCGACTTTCTGACCGACAATTGCAGCATTTACATTTCTTCCCGAATCAACCGTTTGTGACCGAACTATTTCCATTCCTGGAGCTGGGCACGGAAAACGTACTCCGTTTACTATGATGAAATCACTTGCTCTTGCTATCATTGTGTTTTCCTCCATAGAAAAAAAGAGTGGGAATAAATCCCACCCTTAAGTAATAATCTGTAATCCCATAGCTTTCTGACCTCTTAAGCTTGCCCTTGCTATGTCTCTATCACCGATATTGACAGATGTTTCTTTTGCAAGTAACTGCTTAAGCAGGTCAATTTCCTGTTGCATCATGCGCATTTGTGCTTCTGCTGTGGTGTTAATGGCGTCTTTGATTCCGGTGATTTCAACTCCACCGGCAACCGCTGTTTTTCCACCTACTGTTCCGGCAATCTCCGGTACACCGTTCTCTCCTGCCATAAACATTGTGTATCGGCTTGGAACGTAACCACCAGTTTCAAAAGTAGGAATTTTACCAAGACTAATGCTTCCTCCTGGTGCAAGTTGTATTCCGGCTATCGTTATAGGATCCCATGAGAAATTAAGTTTATCATTTATCCAGTTTGCAAACCTATTCCAAATTTGTTTGACAGCCTCTATGGCATTATTCCATGCATTAGATAATCCATCTTTTATGCCACTCCATGTCCATTTCTCGGTAGTAAAGTATGATTTTACATTGTTCCACCATTTAGCAAATCCAATACCACTCCACCACAACGTGAAACTTGTCCACTTGTCTTTTAATGAAGACTTAATGGTTTCTCCAAAATTTTGCCATTTCTCTTTAGTAAACCACGGAGATACATTACCATTCCACCACGAAGGAATACCAGTGCCGCTCCACCATTGTGTAAATGAATCCCATTTATCAGACAATGATTGCTTTATATTTTCTCCCAGTTCACTCCATCTTTCGGTCGAAAGCCAAGGCTTGACATATTCATTAAACCAGTTTTCAGCAATAGGTTTTAAATTTTCAAACACTGATACTAAACCAAATGTATCGTTTACATCCAGTTTAAATTGTGATAGAAAATCAAAAAACTGTCTTATAGGCATTGTTTTTGTTAAAAAATCTGCCGCATCAGAGTTCATCTGTTTCCAAGCGTCAAATAGTATTGAAAAATCAGTGTTTTTTATTGTATCAAAGAATCCACCTTCCCCAAAAAACGAGAAATTTTCATAGATTTCTTTATCATCAGGGAAAAGTGCTTCACCTAATGATTTCCCGACATTAAATCCAATCTCCCAAGTAACAGCAGCTATTGCAATTGTAGGAACTATTCCTATGCTTGATCCAAGTACCGTGGCTGATAACTTGTCCGATATTTTTCCCCATATGATATCTCCAACACCAGTAAACTTTAAAAGACCTATTGCTGTGATAATAGTGGTTTCAATCGGTGCAGCATCGAAGCTTCCTTTCCACAGGTCGATAGCAGCATCTATGGCAGTTTCTATGAAATTTCCGGCAGATGTAAAGATTGCTGTCCAATCCATTCCGTCCAAGAAACTACCTATGTGTCTTCCGATTTTTTCCCAGTCCACAGAATCTATTGCTTTTGTGAACCAATCGAAAATACCAGTTACCAGTTTGGACGTATCCATTCCGGCAACCTTAAACCATGCATCCGAATCAAACTTAAATGCATACGCCAGATCTTCTATAATATCTTTTACTGGCTTAAACACCTTGCTTACTTTGTCAGCCCAACCCATAGCTGTATTCTGCATCTTGTCAAATGCTTCCTGCCATACTTTTTCGTATTCAGCAGTAGCATCCATGATTTCCTTGGTAAGGTCAATTCCTGCTCCACCAGCAGAAGAACTTCCGCTTGAACCGCTGTTAGGGTCAACGATATTTAATTCATCAATACCAAGCGTATAACTTTTAGCTTTTTTTGCACTTTTTCCAACTTTATCCAGTGCATCTGCCGTATCTTCCAAATTTTCATTGTACCCGGATACACCTTGACCGAATGACGAAAAGTCAATCTTGATTCCCAGTAAATTTGCCACACTGACAAGCAGTCTCTTAATCGCAATTACGACACCGTTAATGACAGGAAGTACTTTCTGCAATACCGGGATAAACAACTGACCCAGTACCATGCCGGCTTCTTTTACGTTGTTGGTAAACTGACGGATCATATTACTTGGAGAATTGATTGTATTCGCCAAGTCTCCCCATGATACTTTGGACTGGTCTAAGATTGCCAGTAAACGCAACTGCTGTTTCTCTGCCTGTGACATTTCAGATACAGCCTTTTCAATTCCGTATTTGTAAGCATAAGTCTGCAGTGTGGCATTCGTGATATCAATACCATACTTATACAGTGCTCTTGACTGACCGATCAAACCGGACTGTAAATTAGTCGCAACTGTACTGAAATCCACGTTAAACAGAGAGGAAATGTCACCGGCAAGCATTGTCATGGACTTTGAAATTGCCGTAGTGACTTCTCCGGTCTGCCCTAAAGAGTTGGTGATAGATGCAAGTTGTGAAGCGTACTGCGTAATCTCCTGTAAATTCAGTCCCAGGTTCTTCATTCCGCTTTCAGAAATCAATCCACCGTCTACATCTACTTTCAGACCGGACATTTTGCCAAGCAGTTCATTTACACGGTTTCCGAAACTCTGCGCATAATCCTTTGCGTTGTCGTAACCGAATTTTTCAAAATCCTTGCCCCATTCCTTGCCGACTTTGTTAAATGCTACTGTGTAGTAGTTAAATGCTTCGATATAGTCCGTAGTTCCTTCTATGGACTTCCACAGACTTTTAATTCCACGGATCACAAGGAAATATGTTGCGTAGAATCTGCCGAAAGCCGCAGCAAGGCTGAATGTGCTCTTCGTGGCTCTTCTTGCGCTTACCGTATAGGTGTTCAGATTACGACCTAAAGAGTTTGCGGCTCTGCCGGATGCCGCACCAGTAGATGCCAGTCCTGCCAGTGCATTTGTCATGCGGATAATGTTCTCACTGACATTCGGAGCGGTTGAAAGAGTTGTAAATAACTGCTTCAAATTCTTTGCCAGTAAAGGAATGTTCGTGATTGCTCTGCCGGATGCAACGCCTCCGAGTCTTGAAATCGAAGATGCTATGCTTGCAATATCCCCTACTCCATCTACTTTTGTTCCTGCCATGTCAGCAGAAAAAGTCTTCAGTGCAGATGAAATTCTGCTTAATCCGCTTGTATCTATTTTCCCCATTCTGTTAATGGAATTTGTCAATGTGGAGATATTCTTAATACCGCTCGTATTCATGGAACTGGCGGCATTTGCGATACTCTGTATGCTATTAGAAATGCTTGTCAGTTTGGATGTATCAATAGACAAGCTTTTCTGAAAATTCGTAAGGCTATTTGCCAACTTATCCAGTGCGTTACTTGCGTTATTCGCATCCGCTTTTATTTTAATCTGCAAAGAATCAATATCTGCCATACCGCACCGCCTTTACCGCAATAAAAAAGGAAGTGTCTGCCACTTCCAAGAAAAAGAGCGGTAAGCTGTGACACCTACCGCTCCTAAAATTATTGCTTAAGATATTTTCTTGTGACTTCTCCGCATTTACAATCAAAGTCGATTCCAACTTTATTTTGGAATACTCCGATTGCCTTTGCTGTGTCTTTACCTAAAATTCCGTCAATGTTACTCTTTCCCTTTGCATTCACAGCAGATAAGCAGCCATGATGAATAAGTGCAAACTGCAACCACCGCACATCATCACCTTTCATACGAGGTAATGTTTTCATCAACAGTCTTGTAGGTTCGGTGTAAGGGTTGCTGTACGCTTCTGTAGTGCCCTGTACAGCATCTAATTCCTTGTACCATACATTCATGTCTACATTTCCTACAATACCGCCTACACGCCCTTTAGAAGTGTACTGCCAGCCTACCATGTTCGGTACTTGCGGTTGATACTTCACATCACACTTTCCGTTATTCTTGCCGTACCGTGCAATCCACATAGGATAACTCACACCGCCATAAGGCTTAATGTATGTCTTGTAAAAACTTTCCCCAGTGTATACACCGAATGGCAATCCTGCATCGGTGATGACCTTGCCGTAAGCATTGATAATAGGAATAATATTTTTGCCAAGGCCTTTCATCACGGCATCTTCAACATCAAGATATACTGTCACTTTTCTACCGTTAAGAATAGTAAGCACTCTTCTTGCATCAGAGCGTGATTTTGCAACCGTTGTAATATATCCATATTCATATACTCCGTGCACATGAACGTTGTGTTCTTGGCAACCTTTCCAGTTCTCTTCAAACTTCTTGTCCGGGTTCAAATCCTTACGGATGACCTTTAGAATAGCAAAATCAATACCGTTCTGTTTTACCGCCCACCAGTTAATCGTCCCCTGGTATGAGGACACATCAATTACTGTTAAACTCATGTTTGTTTCTCCTTAATCCGGACTTTCCGGCAGCCCTTGTTCTCTTAATGCTTTGATTCTCTGTTTCATTTCCCATATTGCAATTTCTTCGTTGGATTCCTTATATTTAGGCTCATTATCATGTGCTATCTTTTCTGAAATAGGCTTTTCAACATAAGTAGCTCTTGCTTTTTCTCCATGTAAGCAAGAGTCTATTGCAACGATTAATGCAGATATTCCGTAATCTCCCCACCGTTGCCATGAGTTTCTATCTTCTTCCTCTTTTTTGAGTTTATATCCTTTGTAACACCACTCTAATTTCTTAGGATTCAGATGTTTGAACTCTTCTATCGAAATTCCCATGGAAAAAGCAAATGGAAAATATTCTTCCCATATTATTTTGTGCCAGTCGATTTCTTCTTGTGATCCTGTGGCATCTTTGTTACCTTGCTGTCCTCTTTCTCCATCTCTTCCTTGGTCTGCGTCATCATTTCCGTCAGACCCGACAGTTCGAAAAAACCGTCTTCTTTCATACAGTCTGTCAGTTCTCCATACAGCTTCACAAAAGACAGACCGTTTGCTTTCATGTATTCTTTCATTAAAGCATTGGATTCATCCGGTGTAATATCTTCATGGTTTTCGATAAGGCCAGCATAAAAAGCCGTTTTGCATACATGAGGAAATTCTGCAAGCATATATCCGCTACCATCTACAATTTCTTCTGGTGTGGGATTCTGTACATTTTTTGCTTTTTTAGCTACATAGCCACCGGAAAGCATAAGAAACATCTTTTGAATCAAATCCTTGCACTCCACAGCACCGAATCCAAACTCTAAAGTATATTCAACATCATTAACTAAAATCTTCTTCATAAAAACATATCCTTTCCCCAACATTTTGTTGGAAAGGAGCCGCCCGAAGACGGCTCTCTTTTGCTTAAATCAATGTATCATCTACCGTTTCATCATTGTCAGCCACGGCAGTGTTATTTGTTTCTGACTGACTTTCTATTTTTTTGTCAGTGTAATTGCTGTGGGATAACCGTTTTCGTCTTCGGTTACTGCAACAGTGTAATTATCTTCAATCCACTTCGGTACAGTAGCCTGTGCAATCGTAGCAGTTCCGGTCAGATGATCGTCTGTTGCTTCGTCCGGTGCAAAACTTTCCTGACCGATAAATGCACAAATACCCTCTGAACCTTTTCCGTCAGTTCCATACAGGATGATAAAATCGAGTTTCTTTCCCTCGTTTGTCACCATTTCATCCTTGTACTTTTTCTCAAATGCTCCTTGCACTTCCATACTGTTAGCGGCTCTACGACCCATTTCCTGTGTCTCTACCAAATCTTCCAGTGTAGAAGTATCCACCATGTTCTGACTTCCGAACGGTGAAGGAATACTTTTTGCTCTCATAAGCAATTTGTACGTTCCTGCCCAGTACTCACCAGTAGCGGCACTAGAACTAGGCTCTTTATAGGCAATTCTTGATTTTAAACCAGTAGCCATATTTACCTCCAATTTTGCATAAAAAATAGAGCCGTTAGGCTCTGACAATAGTTACAATATATCGTCAGCATCTACACTTCTTCTGAACCGTGCAGTGCTTCTGTATGTGTCCTGCGAAGTATTATTGAACTCCGGCATGGAAGTTATTTGAAATCGCAGACGTTTGAAAAGTCCGGCAACCGTAGCCATGATAGCTTCGGCTTCTTCTTGACTTTTGTTGGTTATCACATCCACTTGGTACGATGCTGTGATTCCATTAACAGACCGTCCTTCAAGGTCTTGTCCTGTCTCTGTGAACGGCATAGCATGAAAGTACACCGTAGGGAATGTAGGGTCTGACAAATCCTTGCTTTTGTCCGTCACATAAGCTTTAGGATGGCTCTGCGGTATCTTCATTTTTAAGTACGATGCAATCTTGACTTTGAAATCTGATACCCACTGATATTCATTATCCACTACCAAACACCACCTTTGCTGTCTGTGATACAATATCACGAAGTTCTATTGCAGTCAGGTACATAAATGGTCTTGACGGCATACCTTCCGTAAAATACCATTTACCGTCATCCGCAGGATAAAACCATCCATATTTTCCATCCGCAAGTTGCCTTATGGTTTTTCCGCTTGCATACTGCCAGTCAACACCTTCCGGTAGTTGATATGGATATGGCGACTGCTTTCCAACAACACCAGTACCAAACTCTACGAAAGCCGCATGGTCTGTACCGGCAACCACCGCCCAAACACCGCCACCCTTTACAGAGCCAACGTATTCCGCATGAATGCTTTGCAAAAGTTCCGATGTAAAGATAGCATCAAGGTCAGCAATCTGCACTCTAGCAATCTCTACGCCCTTTTCTGCCAGTGTTTCAGCCAGTAGCCTACATTTATACTCTAAGCTATTTTCATAGTCTCTAAGAGCCTTTACAGCCGCTTGTATGGACTTTTGGTCAAACAGGTTGATATTGATTGTCTTTTCCATATCACTTCACCGTCTTTTGCAACAAAAACAAATCTGCTGTCAGTCCTTCGTCTGCGACACCTTTGACAACATAGTCCGCAGTCTTGTTGTCCACAAGTCCGTCATAGTCACGACCTACTTCTGACTTCTTCCATATAACATCCCCTGCCTTAATCGGCAAATAGCCTTTGTCAGTCACAATCTGACAATAGGAACTGGAATCATCAATACCAAATTCCTTTACCAGTACTTCCGACAGCTTATTGCTGATGTTGGCAGAAAAAAGGACGGGTTCAGAATATCCGGTAGTTTCTCTCAAAACCACTGGAATCCTTTCTCCGTCCATCTCGATGTACTTTATTTCTCCGTTTTCATCCCGGTCATAAATCGTGACTTTTTCTCCCTGCCGTGAGTACTTCATGTCCTGCTTGTTAATGTCAAGCATCTTTCTTCACCTGCTTGTAAATCTGATTTACACCAGTGCTTGCCAAACCGGAAACAATTCCGACCGCAATCGCATTCAGCACATCATTTGCCGGGAAATCCGGAATAACATACATTCCTACTACTCCGAGAATGCCACCGACAATGCCGACAACAACCGGGATGTAGTTATCCTTAATAACCGGAACCAGCTTCGCACCAATACCGGCAAGATAGCAGATAACCACGATTGCAACACAAGTTCCTACCTGTGAAAAATCCATCATTCCTTACCTCCGTTCTTCAATCTTATTTCTTTTATTTCTTCATACATTTTAGTTGCCATTCCATTACCACCAAGCGCATGATAAGCATTGTACATCTCAACAAAGTTTTCATACGCATAGCTTGGAATCTCTCCCAACTTCATGTACTTATCGTGATACTCAATAAGTTGCACACGCAAAAGAAGCATTGTTCCCTTGCTGTTCGCATCCCTATCTTTCTTTTGCTGCTTTAGGAGCCAGACGATGTAGCCTAATAAAATAGGCAGAACAATCGTATACGTCTGTAATAAAAATTCTTTCACTTCATATCTCCTAACTGTTTATTTGTTGGCACACCGCCCACCACCCTTAAAGTGTGCCGCCTGCAACCTTATTACTGGAATCAGTAACATGGTCACGCACAATCTTCTTTTAATTACAATACATTTGCAAATGGAAATACGCCAACAAACAGATCCTCACGGTCTCTCCATTTTCTCGACACTCCATTCTCTGAATAGCTTGCCATGAAGTTTTCACCGGCTTGCGATCTGTCATACACGACAAGATTAACCACAACGGACTGAAATTTTTTCATATCCGCAGCAATCTTCTCTTCCGTGTAACTTTCCGGGTACATTCTCTTTGCTCTGATGTCTGCTTCTGCTTGACTGATAAGTTGTTCCAAAAGAGGATTTTCTTCCAAATGGTCAAACACGACCTCGGAGCTTTCAGAATCAATATGAAATTGTTTCAGACGGATTTTTACTTGCTCCAAAGTCGTATATTCTGCCATGTGCTACCTCTTAAAGTTCAAACTTTTCAATCAGAATCTTTTTCAGTTCCGCACCGCTGATTTCTTCCGCACCTGAGACACCGTGTTCTGCGGCTAACTTCTGCAAGTCTGCCGTAGACATACGGTTGATTTCCGTCTTAGTATATGCGGTTTCCTCCGGGATTTCTTCTTTTACTTCGGTGACGGTTTCCTCCGGGATTTCTTCTCCCGGAAGATACCATTTGCCTTTGTATTTGACTTTGTAATCAAATTTCATCAGCATACCTCCGATTAGTAGCACTTAATTACATAGGTGCTATCCATTCTCTCGTAGGATGGAAGTACGATTTCAGACACGGTTGTCTTAGTCTGTACAGGGTCTTCAGAAACAGAAACCGCAACAGCAACACCAGTGTTCACAATAGAAACATCTGCGGTAGGCTTGCCCATCAAAGTGCGCTCTTCAGGAGTAGTTCCGTACCAAGTATTTCCAAGTGAACCGGAAGGAATCAATGTCGCATATCCATCAGGATAAAACTTGGTTGCTACACCAGATTCGTTCTTATACTGCTTAGAGTAAACAATGATATTGATACCAAGTTCGTTAGAGAAAATTTCCTTAACTCTTGCATCAGTCATCAGAACGTTAGCTGTAACATTCTGTGCTAAGATTGCGGACTTGATCTTTGCGTTCTGCTTAAGATAGTCCATGGTCTTACGAGAGACAATCATAATGGTAGGTCTCTCGCCTGTAACAGCTTCCACAGAATCAAGAGCAACATTTACATCGTCCAGTGGATCGGAGTTTTCAGTATCGTTCCACTTGTCTGTGGTCTCGGACAATGCCGCATAGTTGTTCTGCTTGTAAGTGCCGTTAGGGTCGTAGTTGTAAGCATAAGTAACACCATCAGCCTGAATGGAAATCTTAGGAGAACCATCCTCTGTAGGTGCTAACAGCTGCATAATCATACGTTCAGGAACTACATCAGCACCTTCCACAAGAGTATTTGCATCATCAAAAATTCTGCTTAATACTTCTGCTGCGTAAGGGTCTGTGCTGTCCTTAATACGCATGATTTCCTGTTCGTCCTGTTCTTTGATAATCATAGATTCACGGAAGAATGCCATTTCTGTCTCTTGCATCTTGAATCCTTCACGGCTTCTGATAGTGGAAACTGCATCAAAATTAGATGCTTTCAGGGTAACAGGAAGTCCATTAGAAGTCTTAATCCACTTCAAATCCAGTCCCATTTTCTTCTTGGCGGGGAATAAGCCGGAACCAAGATATGCAATTTTATTACTTGCAACTTCTGTATGCACAAGTGCGATTGCTTTCGCATTGTAGGCATCTCTAATGTTCATTATTTCCTCACTTTCTACCGCTATCTTTCAGCGGTCAGCGGCTACATCTGTCTGTAGTCGGTTTCAGTTATTCAAATACAATCAGTGATAATCCTGTCTTTACACCATCGGCAATGGTAATACCTGCATTTGCGTTAGCATTTGCTTCATTTACACAGGCAAAAGCCTTAATGATAGTTCCGTTGGGGTTGCTATCGTAAACATCGTTAAGCAAAATACCTACTGCTGCATCATCGGTGCTTCCGCCATTTACTTTCTTTCCTGTCGCACTAATAGGATTACCAGCCTTGCACACACCATTAGTGAAAGCACTTGCATCCAGTTTAATAGGAACAAATAATTCACCGCCCAGCTTTCTCTTAAGAATTTCTAACTGGGTAGTTACACTTGTTTCAGAGAATTTCATTTTGTGTACCTCCTTATAAGTACTGGCTAACTACAGCTTCGGCTTCTTTGTTTGTTCCAGCTAAAGTCTTGCCAATCTTTTCAGCCGCTTTTTCGGCTTCTGTTTTTTTGTCATCTTTTCCACCGCCAGCAATTCCACCTCCAGGATTAGTAGATCCGTTTGCAATCTCCTGCTCCTTGGCTTGTGCCGCAGCAGTCTCTTTATCAGAGATAATTTTTCCGAGTACTTCGTAGTCAAAACTGCCGTCATCCTTGATAACCTGTGATGCCTGTTCAGCAGAAATTTTAAACTTGGATGCCGCATTGCTTCTCTGTGCCGCAATAGCCTGCGTCTTTTCAAGTTCTGCGATTTTTGCATTTGCAGAATCAAGGTCTTTTTGCAGTCTTTCCGAATCGGATAAACCCTTATCTTTCATGGCTGTGTATTCCTTTTCCAACTCACGCAGTCTTGTCAACTCTTCACTGTTTTTGTTTGCTTTTGCGTTTGCTGCCTGAACATCCTTGCTATTCTCAGCAATGATTTTTTCAATCTGTTCATCAGTCAAACCCATAGCTGTCAGTTCTTCTCTCTTCATAAATTACCTCCGTTATGTCCTACGAATTTTTATACGGTGCAACGACACCGGTTGACATTGCCGGTTTATACGCTCACGGCATTGCGAATTTTTATAAAATAAAAACAGCTACCTATTTCTAGGCAACTGTCTTATTTTGCATTTGTTTTACAATTTCCTGTGCTTTTGCCATCTGCTCTTCTATATTGATAATGTCAGCAGTTTTCCACAGAGCATCAAGGTAAGGTTTGGAAAGGTTGAAAGTCTTTTCGCAATCTCCCCAAAGTCCAACCGTTTTGATTGCAATAAGCGGATGAATACCACACTGCAGAAGTTGCAGTAATGTCTGCGACTTGGTATACATATTATCTTGTGGACTGTGGTTAATCTGCACATCAAAATCTCTAAGAGTGATTTTCAGATCCTCTTTCTTAATGCGGATAACATTCAGCGCAACCTTGGCCAGTCTCTTCTCTGCTGTCTTAACAACCGGATCCTTAAGCCTTGCTCTTGATTTTGAAAAATCCCATCCGTTTCTCAGCTCAACCGCACCCTGCGTATCACCGCCAGTGTTTCCTTGCTTGTTTGGTATTCCCAAAATTGAAAGTGCGCTGTCTGTTAAATCATCCTTGGAAACCTGTGTCTGCGTTTGGTCAAGCTCCTGAGACATGACATCCACATCAGACTTATTGTCTTTATTGATGGACTTTACAACCAACGCATGGTTCATCTTCATTTTTTTGAACTCTTCTTCGTCAATCTCGCAGTTTACAAATTTGTACCATGCCTGGATAAACTGCTCTATACCGTCCATTCTGTTTGACTGCGTATTATTGATTGCATCCAGCAGATCTATAACAAGTTCAATATCTGACAACCGCTCATGGTTGTTCGGAAATTCTACAATCGGTATTCCACCAAATCCGTGAAGTTTCCATGTATCAGGAACAACCGCACTGTTTTTTATCTTACATTCATAGGATTCTGTGTAGCAAAGTTTGTACCACTCGCTATTTTCATCTTTTAACTCCTGTACCGCCAAAATCGGTTCTTCGGAACTGCGGTTGTAAATAACAAACGTGTTCAGAGGATTAGGTGCAACCACACGTATAGGCACATCTCCATTCACAATCTGAATAGCTTTGAATGATGTTCCGGTTGCCGACTGCCACTCACCAGCTTTTATGTCTTTCTCATGCTTATTTGCATCTGCTAAATAATCATTCAGTTCGTCTACTGCCTTATTTACAGCTTCATCATCTTTTCTGCTGACAAACTGAATAGGCTCTCCGTAAGTCTGACCGACCTTGAACTGTACCCACTCATAAGCATGATTCTCAACGATTTTGTTTGTTATATCCTCATTTGACAGCTTTGTTCTGTATAGTACTGGTTGATCTCCTTTGTAGTACTCCCACAAGTACTTGATAACTGACTTATTGTAATTAAAAACACCGATGCAATCACCAATAACCTTTACAATGTTGTCTTCGGTTATCTGCTCCACATCCGTATATGCAATTTTTCTACCGTGACAACCCTTTACAAGGTCTTGAAATTTCATAGTGTTCATATTTTCACCTACATAAATGTCATTCCGCTGCTCTGATCTCTTTTTGGAAGTTTCTTGATCTCACGTTCTCCGGTCTCCGTATGGTAAACAACCATCTTATCGCAATTCCGGCACTTATATGTCTTGTCGATGTGTGATTTTGAACTGCATTCACCGACCAACCGTCCGCATCCCGGACAGTACACTCTAATTTTTTGATTAAAAATCATAAATACCTCTTTTCTGCGCACAAAAATACCGCCCTTGCTGATAAGAGCGGTACTTCTGTAGTCTTCACATGATCTGAGGAGAAAATGAAAAATATCTTGGAATCTTTCTGCATCTTAATAGTATCACGGAAAAATCGGACATATCGGACAAGTTTATATGGAACTATACGATTTCGTATGTTTTTTCAAAAATATCAGGCTTGCAAGGGTAAAATTCTCCATTTACTCCTTTTATTATAAAATCATTTATAGATACGTTCATATATCCCTCTAAAGTTTCTATTTTCATGATTACATGAGGTGAAGATTTTCCTGCTCTCCAAGCATCATCGATAATTTCATATATAAGCGATTTCCCAACGAATGCTTTTATTTCATCTAAGTTAATGCCATTCCATCTAATAGCTTCAACAATAATAGGTATCTTTCTATATTTTGCCATTTTTATACCTCCGTATTATTTTAATTTGCCATATAGCGGTCAAATGCTTTTCTTACGCTATCCTCTGTGTTTCCACCACCGATTCTGTCAGCGACCTTGTTCCATGATAATTTTTCAACAAAACGTAAATTGATGATCCGTCTTATACGACTGTCCTGAACGCTTGCAATAAATTCTTCGACTTCATTGTTTTTTTGTAGTAAATCGTCCTCTAAAAGCTGTAAAGTAGCCTTTCTGGAATAAAGCAGTGTCCGTTTTCTGCTGTACTCCGGATAAGGGAATCCTTCAATACGAAAATGTTCAGTGCCGCCGCATCCACCTGATACGCTGTCAACAACATTCCCATCCGATTCAATTTTTCTGATATCCGATTCAAGTTTTTTAATCTTCTGCTGTACTTCTTTGATTTCTTCCTGTAAATCTATGTATTGAGACAAAACCTCTTTAGTCACCATAATCAATACCTCCGTCCGAAAGAGAATGGGTTTTGAATTGCTTCTACTTTTGCTACCCTGTTTCCGTTTGTAATTCGCAATGCAAAGTTTGAAAATACATCCGGTACATCATCTAACTGTTTTTTTCCTGAAACAGAATACCTTTTCAGTAACGACATCATTACACCGTATGGTTCGTTAGGCTTATACAATGATGGATCCTTGAATATTACGTGTTGCAAAATCCAGTTAGAGCACTGAAAAATTCTTGCTTCTTTGTTTGTCTCTGTCGGTGTGTCTGTGATGTTGCATATCCATCCTTTACTCTCTACACGCTTATTTACTTCCATTGCCACACGGTCACCGCCGGCATTACGCTCAAATTCGCACTCTTGCACTTTATTATTAACAAGTACATTTGCAGCATTTTCATACTGCATCTCATAATCCGCAGTATTGTCGCAAACAGCATCCACGCAGTAATAATCTTCTCCGTACTTTTGCAATACCGGAAGAACAAAAAAGTCGGTTCCTTTTCCCTTGGTATCGCATTGCCCGGTAATAATTTCCGGTTCCCCATGTGGCAGATTAAGATAACGTCTGATTTTTTCTTCCGGAAATAACAATCCCTCACGTTCAATAGGCTCTTGCTTGTAAAGACACCTATAAGAGATTTCATCCATGAGTAATTGTTGATCTTCAAAAAAAGCAACCGTAAATCCGGAAAATTCGTAGTCAAAATTGCTTAATCCTGTTTTTGGGTCAATATCCGGAACTGCAATTACTTTTACTCTCGGATTCCCTTCATACATATTTTGGATCCGACCGATTACATCATTTACGCTCCACCTGGTAGCAATATGGATCTCTTTGCAATTCTTTCCGTCAGTATCTTGTGTCTTTCTTTGTCTTGCATCTACCGCATACTTGTCCCACAATTTATCCAAAATTATAGGATTCATAGCTTCTTCAATGCCACCGATCATGTCATCTACGAACAAAAACTTTGATGCGCGTACTTTACCAGCATTTTTACTTCCTACGGATGTGCACTGAACGGATGGAAATGGTTTATATTTGCCGATGTTAAACTGCTCCATTTTTGCGTTAGTACTGGTAACAGAAAGATTTGGGAAAATTTCATTCCAAGTGTACTCGTCAGAATTTGTACAAATATCGTACACACCGTCATAGTACATACGTGTAATATCTCCACTGTGAGAGTAAAAAAGGTTGAAATCTCTCGGAAACCATCCGGCAACCAACGCATTTAGCATTTTCTCGACTGTGGTTTTTCCAGCACCAGGGATAAGAGACACGCAGAGAATGTCGTATTTATCATCAATCATGCCTTGAATGGCATCCATGAGACCGATTTTAAGAAATTGCTTTCTACGTGGCATATAGAACCGCTCTCTAGGTTCTCTTTTCTTTTCCAAATAGCGGTATGCACTGTCCACAACTTTATTTTGTGCTTCTAGTAAAAGAACATCGTACAATTTATCTGTCAGAGAATAATGTGTCTTGTTTGCGAAGGAATACTTTTCTAAATCCCATATAGTTCCTCCGGTTCTTTCCATGCAGAAACGCTCTACAATGCCTTTAGAACGGTTTGTTATCTGTAAGCCATAAGTTATATCCTTTTCGCCATTTATAGCCACTCTGCAGGCTTCTATGTACGCATCAATGACCTGTTCATCAATTCCCTTGCGCTGTATGTAATTGTCATAGCTGTTTACTGCCGATATAAGGCTCTGACTTGCCAATATAAAAGAGCCTCCTTTCCTTACATTTTGGAAATTTGGCTCTCTGCGTAGGCACTCTACGACTGGTGCTCTAAATATTCAATTTACTTCCAATCAAAATACGACCGTTTCCCACATACAGGGCACTTGATATTGTAACTGCCAAGACCATCATGCATTACACCCATTATGTCAGTTGCATCGCATTCTCTTTTCTCGAACTCAAATATCGAACCGCATTTATCGCAGGTTAATCTTTTGGTCGGTGCTACTAATTTGTGTCGTTTTATAATTTTCATCCAAGATTCACCACAATTCTATTGATTTCCCCACATTTTGGGCATTTGATTTCAGCCTGTCCGTTGAATTTGCCTAAAAGTCGGTTGCATTTGCTACAACGATGTTCGGACAGTTTTACATAAAAACATTTTTTCAAAGTTTCCTCTTCTTCCTTTGTATCTGCCACAACAATCGGGGCTTCTCCAAGTGTTGTACATTCAATTTTTATATTTTCAATATTACCGATGTTTTTAGGTGTGACCTGTCGAAACGCATCACGTTCTATGCTCTCAATTACTGCCGTCATACTCATTTTTTCATCCACCTACTTTCATATCAAGCATATATAATATTTCCTGTTCGGATACTTCTTTTGCTCCTTCTCTAACATGAAACAGTATTTCCATTAGTTGTTGATTATCTTTATCCGTCATTCTGTTTTTATCAATTGTTTCATCGATGCAGTAATATAAACAATTCCCATATCCAACACCTAAACGACTTCCATAAAATGATTTTCCAACAATATCATAATTTTCAGTTTTTAAAATATCGTGCTGATAATCTAAATCGCACCACTTTTTATTATCTTCCAGTTTCTTTTGAAGATATTTTAAGAAATCTACTACTCTTTCTTCTCTATCACTGATGTATAATATCGTGTCTTTCATTTTATTTCACAATCCTTCTGCTTTCTTCCATCACTTTACAGTTCCTTGCAAAATCTCTTTCAATAAAACTTTGCGGTATCCTTCCAAAATTTTCCAAAGCGTACTTATCTACCGCTTCTTTTGAAACATCTATACCAAAATTTATCAATGCTTCTTTAGGTGGCGATTGATACCCGGATAAAGGATTATCAATGTTATTCATTCTTCATCCACTCCTCAAACTCTTTCCGGCATTTAGGGCATAAGTCAATTTCTGCTTCTTCTGTGTACAAAATAATTCCAAAATTGTCAAGCAAACTATCAAGATGGTAACCTTTTTGTATTTTTGACTTAATTTTCGCTTTTCCTTTTCTAATAAGTGTATTCTTTATTTCTACTCCGAACCTATCGCAAGTGTTCCATTCTTTGATATGTTTCATTAGTTGCCCCATATCTGTATGGATTGAAGAAGTCCTCATCATTTCCAATTCCAAGATGCTTTCTCAATGCAAAATTTGTTATCCGTTCTTGATTAAACGAATTACTGACAATATAACTTGCAAGTTCTCCATCTTTCCATCCGTCCGTACTTGTCATAGAATCATAAATCTGCTTATATTCTCCGGTCAACTTATTAAATTCAAACCATCCTAAGTCAAGTGTTACTCCATAATCATAAAAACCCCTGTCACACCACTTTCTGACATAATACATTAACTGCTTGTACGAAAATCCAAGCCTTTCAAAAATATTACCAATAGTTCTTATGCTCAATTCCCGATCGCTAGAATGTAATTTTCTTTTCTGCTCATTCACGCAAGCTCTGAAAAATATTTCTTCTAATGGCTTCATTCTTCCACCAACTTTCTGCTCACACCTCGTATCCTGCCTTGCGGCACTGCTCCTTTATGGATTCCGGTAACTCAATCCCATTTTCTTTTACGTATCGAACCATTTCCGCTAATTTCTCATTGCTGATTTTTTCTATAATTTCAGAATCTTTCAGTCCTGATTCTCGCAGCTTTAATATCTCGTTCCATTTTGAACCGTCTATCTTATAACAGTAGTCACGACTATATAAAACGTGACTATGTTTATCAAACATATTTGTACAGTCAAAAGCAGTACCCGATAACCTTGAACAAAAATGAGCGTTTTGGCAACAATCACATTCAGTATCTTTTTCAACGTACTTTTTCGGTTTATATTTCTTAAAATCTTTGCATTCAAAATCTAAATCTGTATCATTACCTTTTGTACACTCATAAATGGGATATTCTTCCCCTGTTTCTTCGTCAAAAGAATAATCGACAGAACAGTATTTGCAAGCAGAGCAGTCTCTAAACATCCTCATATCCTCCGTAACCCATGCAGACGGAATCGAACCGCCGACACACATCCTATGCGGATGCCGCTCTTCCACTGAAGCTATGCATGGGAATCGCACAGTAAAACCTTTTATGGCTTGCGCTTGCCATAACCAAATGTGCACCGCCTACTTGTCACTGACTATCCACACAATCTCACAGTCTTGTCTGTTCTCTACTTCATAGGCTTGGTTTTCGCTAAACATATGTGGCTTACGTTTTAGCTAGGGAATAGTTGCCGTGGGAGTCGAACCCACCCGACCCAAACAAGGTACGACTACTTTTGAATCTGCAAATTCTACTCGCAGAAGTGTTTTTCGTTAACCGATAATGAGCAACTACTATCCATACATCTCCCATCGACCTGAACTATTGCAGTAGTGCCAGACTAAGTGGAGATAAGGATAAACACGCCCGGAAAGAATCGAACTTTCGTTAGAGGTTTTGGAGACCTCTTTCTGTCCAACAGACAGACGTATATAAAGTTTTCACGTTTTTTTGAAACTTGAAACGGTCAAACTTTTTCATTGCTTTCCAAAACAAGAGGATTTGCCATTATCTCAACAAAGCTACTTACTAGTATTTTCACTTCTCAATAATGACTGCTGGTCGAATCCTTCATCGACGCACGCAGATACAAGGACTTGAACCTTGACAGCATTTCTGCTGGATAGCTTAGCAAGCTACTGTGATACCATTACACCATATCTGCATAATGCAAGCATATTTCCCGGGTTCTGCTACGCACTAAAATGTCGCATAGCAATATGCAAGCATTGAATTTCAGCCAAAACATAGACCACCTGTTAACAGACAGCGTAATTTGACCGAATAATTGCAGAAACAGATATTATGCAGCAGTTAGTCAGCACCTGCGAACAGGGACAAACGTTATGATTTTCTGCTGTTTATCGGTAGGGTGTCTACCGGCTGTTTACCTGACTTGTACATTTACGAAACACCTTGTGCCGCCACCGTATCTCACGCTGTGTTTTATTTCTGCAAGTTGGGATGATGGGACTTGAACCCATGACATACTGTGTATAAGACAGCCGCTCTCGCCAACTGCGCTACATCCCAATGTTCGTTTCCATAAGCTGTATGCCTACATTTAAGGCGCTGACACAGCGCAACACTTATGGCTATTTTTTTAATGTAGGGCATCCGCCAGTCACCTACGTGTTGAGTTGGGAGCGACCCAACCCCGTGGGGAAAGAAGGAGTCGAACCTTCGGTGTTTCTAATGTCACGGTTTTACAGACCGCTGCAATCGCCACTATGCATATTTCCCCAAAACCTGTGCCGTATAACCACAGATGAACTTCTGGCATATCTATCTGCTACCTACCGACTATTGCAATCACGGTATCGTCTTATCACCGCAGATAAAGTTTTCACCGCTATATAGTTGCAAGGCTTCAAGCGGTTACGTGGAAAACCCTCACGAGCCTTGCGACGGCTCTTAACAGCATTCCGCTATGAGGGGAAAGGAGTGTCTCCAATGGAAAAGTATGGAAGACAATTCGCAGATGGCAAAGACCGAAAGAAGAAAACATCTGCGAAACAGGACTACCAGGATTCGGACCTGGGAATGCAGCAGTCAAAGTGCTGTGCCTTACCGCTTGGCGATAGCCCTAAACTCCGGGAGAGAGACCATCTGCTCCCGGATTATTTTCGTGAAACACCCTATATTGCTTTATCTAAAAAATTTTCACGCCTGTGCACGGTACTTTGAAAAACTTGGTGTTGTCGAACGCATATTTCCATTTTTCGTTTCCCACACACAGGCTACATACACTCTTGATGCCTTGATTTCTCTGCCACATATCCAATGCCAACACAACACCATATATTCGGCAATAACAATGGCTTTATGAATTTAACCCATTCAACAATGTGATATGGGATAATTCGCATAATCTCCGGTAACCACATAGGCTATACCCACATGAAAGTTATTCCAAAGGCAAGGAACATTGCGAACGCAAATAAAATAACTCCGTCTGATGCTGTTTTCTGTTTTGGAGCATACCATAAAGCAGATATTGCTAAAACTGTCAATACCAATGTTGTCATTATTTTTAAAATCATGAATCCAAGCATTTTTTCTTCGTCCTTCCTTCAATTTCATCAATCATTGCCATTACCAGTGCTTTAGCAAACTGGCTATTGTTATGCATTTTAATCAGCAGATTGCCTTGCCGAATAAGATACGACCAGTCATCATCCGTTTTCGGATTAGCACACTCTTTATGTATTTTCCAAACCTCTGTGTAGATCTCTTTAATCTCCGGTGGCAATTCACATTTCTCCTTAACTGGCAAATCTTCTTTAGGCTCTTTATCAAGCCTGCTCTTTTGATGCTTCATCTGACAGCTAACCATTTCCGTAACGTTCTCACGGTCTCTCTTAATTCCGTGACCTTGCAGAAATAATTTGCATTGCAGGACTTCACCGCATTTTGAACATTCGTCTTTAATCTCTTTTCAGTAGATCTGCATAAGTGACCTCGATCATTGTAAATTCATACAGAAGTTGCAAAATTCTTAGCAGTTTGTGGGTTATGCGCCCTTGATCCTGTATCTAACGTAGGAATTGTTGCAACTTTACTTAAATCCTCTTCCACAGAAACTTTTTCATCATTGTCTGTTTCAGATTCATGTTTGCAAAGCGGTATAGCAATTTCAATATTTGGCGGTATTTTCCAATTTTTTTGAATATTCTCAATGCTTCTTTCCAAGTTTTCAAAAGATTTCTTTAGCTTTTCTTTGTCTGATTCAACCAGTTCCAAATACTTGTCCAGGTACCACTTAGCTTTCCGAACATCCTCTACACCATTTTTATTCTCATGCCGGTAAAGATATTTAAAAGCATTGCAGATGCAGAAGTTCTTCACAGCTTCAATCCCCTGCGTCTCAATCATCACATCTATGCACTCATATTTTCCTGTCTCATAATGACTTGGGTGATTTACATTATCTGACATCTAGGGCTCCTTTCTGGATAAAGGTCTTTTTATTTTTTAGGAAATTTGAGGGACTAAGTAGGGGCTGTTCACTAATCCTGTCAGACCCCCTCCCCCGTTGCCATCAACGCATTTCAACTATGCGCAAAATTCGCGCTTCGCGCAGTCTTTATTGACACATCCTTAACTATCCCATGTTTCCGCATGTTTCCGCTGTTTTTGCTAATCATTCGCATCTATGTTGTCACTGTCATAAACTCCGGAATCGGTCAACATTGATTTATTTTGTCCAAAATCTGTGTCTAATCGTGGGAGCTGGTCGGCTGTCCTGGTTATTTTGTGCACAATCTCTTGCTGTGTGGTCTGTTTCCTTCCGTGGTCGTTGTTTAATCGTTCCGTTGCTCCTAGAGCATTCCGCAGGTTAAAAGCAACAAGTTGATCGCAATCTGCATCATCTAACCAATTTACAAAAGCTTTTCTGACCTCGTCCATGCTCGATGTACTTGATTTAGTCCTCCATGCACTTAAAGCCTGTTTAGATATCCCTGTTAATATCTTAAATGTATCAGCTGTAGCAGTCATATCATAGGCGTTAGCTAACTCCCTAAGATATAAATAAACCTCATACAACAGATCTATATTGTACGCATTGTAGTTAGTTAGCATTTGGTTAATACTATTATCCACTACGTTTTGGGGTATATCTTTTAATACATTGCTAGGTCTTATATAATTATTATATATATATTGCATGGCTCCATTAAAAACCGGTTGCCGTTGTGATCTCATGTCATCGATGCCATAAGCCGCACAATAATCGTCAAAGTATTTACGGATATTTTTTTTTATCTCGTCAATGTTTGGAATCTCTCTGACGTCCTGCACCGCTCTACACCTCCTGAAAATCTGCAATAAAAAAATCACTAGGCATCACTTAATAAACCCATGTTTTTTGATCTCCTCCACAGATCATGTAAAAACATAAATTTACAAAAGTAATCAGCTAGTGACTTCTGATCGGTTCCGGTCTGTCGGCTCCGGTGGTCTTGGTTACAATCTGGGCGGCTGCATATCCAGAGGGGGGGGGGGCCCATCTGCAAAAATTACC